GAGTTCCTTCAGTTCCTTGAAGACCTTGAACACCTTGTGTTCCTTCAGTACCTTGAAGACCTTGTAATCCTTGAGAACCCTCAGTTCCTTGAAGACCTTGAACACCTTGAGTTCCTTCAGTACCTTGAATTCCTTGTAATCCTTGAGTTCCTTCAGTTCCTTGAAGACCTTGAACACCTTGAGTTCCTTCAGTTCCTTGAATTCCTTGTAATCCTTCAGTTCCTTGAATTCCTTGTAATCCTTCAGTTCCTTGAATTCCTTGTAATCCTTCAGTACCTTGAATTCCTTGAAGACCTTGAACACCTTGAGTTCCTTCAGTTCCTTGAAGACCTTGAACACCTTGTGTTCCTTCAGTACCTTGAAGACCTTGTAATCCTTGAGAACCCTCAGTTCCTTGAAGACCTTGAACACCTTGAGTTCCTTCAGTACCTTGGATTCCCTGAATACCTCCAGTTCCTTGAAGACCTTGAACACCTTGAGTTCCTTCAGTACCTTGGATTCCCTGAATACCTTCAGTTCCCTGAATACCTTGAACACCTTGAACACCTTGTGTTCCTTCAGTTCCTTGAATTCCTTGTAATCCTTCAGTTCCTTGAATGCCCTGAATTCCTTGAGAACCTAATCCTTCAGTTCCCTGAATACCTTGAATTCCTTGAGAACCATCAGTACCCTGAATTCCTTGAGCACCAAATCCTTCAGCACCCTGAATACCTTGAATACCAGTTCCTTCAGTTCCTTGAATGCCCTGAATACCTTGAGAACCTAATCCTTCAGTTCCTTGAATACCTTGAATTCCTTCAGTACCTTGAATGCCCTGAATACCAGTTCCTTCAGTTCCTTGAATGCCCTGAATACCTTGAGAACCTAATCCTTCAGTTCCTTGAATACCTTGAATTCCAGTTCCTTCAGTACCTTGAATGCCCTGAACTCCTTGAGAACCAGACCCTTCAGTACCCTGAATACCTTGAATTCCAGTTCCTTCAGCACCCTGAATGCCCTGAACTCCTTGAGAACCAAATCCATCAGCACCCTGAATGCCCTGAATTCCTTGAGAACCCTCAGTACCTTGAATTCCCTGAACTCCTTGAGAACCAAATCCATCAGCACCCTGAATGCCCTGAATTCCTTGAGAACCCTCAGTACCTTGAATTCCTTGAGAACCAAATCCTTCAGCACCCTGAATACCTTGAATTCCAGTTCCTTCAGTACCCTGAATTCCCTGAACTCCTTGAGAACCAGACCCTTCAGTACCTTGAATGCCCTGAATTCCAGTTCCTTCACTACCCTGAATTCCCTGAACTCCTTGTGTTCCTTGAGCACCAGACCCTGCAATGCCCTGAAGACCTTGTAATCCTTGAGTACCCTCAAATCCCTGAATTCCCTGAACTCCTTGAGCACCAGACCCTGCAATGCCTTGAAGACCTTGAACTCCTCCAGTTCCTTGAATTCCCTGAACTCCTTGTGTTCCCGGACCTCCACCACTAATTACTGTTACAAACTCTGCAGTATTTGTTGTTGAGTTCCACTGCAGATACTTACCATCATAAGCACCAGAATTAGTTGCAACACCAACAACATCGTCCAAATATCTTAGACGAGTTTCACCACCACCACCTAATGTGGAGAGTTGTTGTTGAATACGAGAAAGGAAAAGTTTATAATGATTTTGTAAATCATCAAGTGTTGCAAACTTTTGGTTTAATGGAGTTAATGGGTCATTTTGCTGTTTAACATCCGAAGGTTCGGCAAGAAGTCCCAATGACCTTTCAATTAGTTCATTTCTTGGTTCTTCTTTATATTCTTCAAGAACCTCATAAACTTCATCCAAAGACCCTTCAATTATATCTTCAATTATTTCGTGTTGTTGTTTTGGTGTCTCTGAATATAACCATTCCTTAAATGCTTTAACTGTTCTTTGTCCTTGTACCTTTTTCTTTTTTTCTGGAGTGATTTCTTCATTTAAAGCAGACAAAAAAAGTTCATCAAAAGAATCCCCAACAAGAGATTCTTTCTTTTCTTTAATTACTTTTTTTCCAGTATTTACTGTTGAAAAGAAATCAGATAAATCATTATAGTCTGCTTCAAAATCATTCACTTATCAATCCTCGTATTCCTGATTGTCCTCGATTTCACTAAAAAGACTTGCAGCAACTTCTGGTCTTACAGCATTAACTTTTTCTGCAGATTTTGCAAAAAGAATTTCTTTAATCTTATCACTGACTTCCGAAGGGGATTCGTCAGTTAGAATCATATCCATTAAATCGTCCATAGTTATAATAATTTTTAACTAAAGTTATTTATAATTCTCCAGCAGACCCCAAATCAACACCTGTCTGACTATTAGTTAAACCTGGTTCTTGAGGCATTGCTCCAAGTGCATTTGGGTCTTGCTGACCACCCATAGGACCTGCAGCACCCATTGGGTTCATCATCATTGCTGGGTCTGGAATAATTCCATCTTTAATTTCTTTTTTCATTTGTGCGTTAATTTCTTTTATTTGAGTATCAGTTTGTCCAAGAACTTCTCTTCTTACATACTCTGCAGAAAAATAACGACCAAGATACGGGTCCATCGCAGCAACAACACCCAATTTATCATTCATCAATTCATTTTTCTTTAAATCAGAAAAATGATTATCATAAACATAATCAAACTGAATGTGGTCTGATAATACTTCCCAATCTTCTAATGTTACAATATTTTTAAGAATTAATTGAGTTTTAAGTAAGTCAATAAAAATTTGAGAAAATCTTTTTCTTAATCTTCCAACAAAACGAGTGAATTTTAATTCATCTCTTAAAATTTCGGATGAACGACCAAGATTAAATCCACCTTCTGCAGCAAGTCTTGTTGGTGGAACACCTAAAGAATCATAAAGTTTCTTTTGAAAATACTCAATATCAGCAAGTTCTCCAAGATTTTGACCACCAGGAAGAGTTGTGATTTCAGTTCCTCTACCACCTTCTCTTCTTGGTAGCCAGAAGTCCTCAAGCATCGCCATATACTTGCGGTCATCTTTGATTTCTCCAGTATCTGCATTATATACAAGTTTGTTCCTATAACGGTTCATAACATCACGCAGATACTGCTCTGCTTTAATCTTAGGAAGATTACCAACATCAATATAAAATATTCTTCTTTCTGGTGCTCTTGATAGTCTATAAATCACAAGACTATCCTCAATCATTCTTAATTGATTGAGTGCTTTGATTGCCTTATGAAGAAATGAAAGTACTGTTTGCTTGTTTCTATCCACAAGACCAGATGTAACATATACAATCGCATCCTTTGCAATTTTTACATTATTTACATCTGATACTCTATAAGTAGCATTTTGTGATGACCCAACATTTGGGTCGTACATATAAAATTCTTCAATCTCTTGATTACCAAAATCAATTTGATTTTTATCATTTACAATTTTTCTATATTCAGTACCAAAAGCATCTTTACTATCTTTTTTTAATTTTCTTATATATTTAATTTTTAAAGCATCAATATATCTTACTTCTTTAATTCCATCTGATGGTTTGTTGAAATCAATTACTTTATGATAATAGATTCTTCCATCAACATACCAATTTCTAAAAATCTCGTGGCACTTCTTATCGAAGTCCATAATTTCTTTGAGATACCTAAACTCATCTCGGATAATATCTTTTAGTTTATCCGAAGCAGGAAGATTTGAAAGGTCTATCTCTACTGGAGAATCGTTTAAGTCTGATACAATTGCTTCATTTACAACATCTTCAATTGCACTATCGCATTCTGGATGCAAAGACATCTCACGATATCTTCGGATTAAATCTGCCTCACTCTTATAAACACCCTCAATATCTACATACTGACCGTAGAATCCACTCGAAATATAAAAGTCTGATTTATCTTCTTCATTACGAGGAATGGGAGAAATAACCTTTTTGGATTGTTTCTCCCTATTGTCTTCAAACTTAAAACCAAACAGTTTTGCCATAGTAACGTTATTGTCCTTGTTCTACTATTTAGATAGTTATTGGAAAGACAACGTTGATACGGCACTTGTGCTAGTGCTATTGAATGCTTCTGTTCCCGTAGACCCAAGAATACTGTTTCCACTAGTATCAAGAGCATCCCACCATTGAACTTGAAGATCTACTGTAAATTCTTCAATAGTATCTGCTTGATCATATGAAAGATCAATCGCACTAATGGAAGTTGGGAACATTCCATAAAATTGATAAGCTTTGAGAATTTGCATATTCCCATTGGTTTTCATGTCATTTGCGGTAATTCCTGCTTTACCAAGTTGATAAACTTTCATATCCTTTTGATAATTAACAGGATCTAATTCTCCTGAATTGTCTTCGTGCTTATTCATATAGTTCATCCACTTTTCAAATGCATTTCTAATACTAAAATCAACATCATTGATTATAGTAATCGTCCAAGGA